AACGTCGCCAGCCGAACCAGCAAGTTCTGGAGTGCTGACCAGCTGCTGGCCAAAGCGCCCGCGCTCACAGAAAAGGCATGCGGCGTGATCACTAATCTCGACTGGCCAGCGGTCGAGCCACACCTCGCAAATATTGATCTCCTGCTGGCCAGCGGCCGCGCCGGATGCATCAAACCAGAAACCCAAACCGGGCGCATTCTCGCCGGCGAGCGCGTGGCGATTGCTTCAGCCAAGCTCGGGCGGATGGATGACTCCAGCAGCACACAGGTGGCTATTCTCGCAACGGGATTCCTTGGACGCGGCTTTCCGGACGAAGAGATCGCCGCTGTAGGTATGCACTTCTACCGCGAATGGGGCGTCGAAGCCCGCAAGGGTACAGCGTGGTGCAAAGCCGATATTGAACGCTGTATCGCGCTGGCACACGCCCACAAGCCCGGCGCGGTGCAATCACCCACCCGCTACCGCCAGCAGTCAACAGGTATAACGATCGTCTCTCGACCAGCCGCAAGTCGCGCCCGCGCTGATCGTCCGCGCCGCTTCGACCCCGCGATGCTATTCGCCCGCTACCAGGCTGAGCCGGCGCTGTGTGAGCTGAAGCGCAAAGCCCGAGCCGCCCAGCTCGAGATCTCTACAGCGACCCTTGACCGGCTAGAGGATGGGCTTGAAGCTATCGGACTGATCGAGATCCAGGCCCACCCCGGCATGCCCGGCCGCGTGAACCTGCTGGGGGGTGTTATCAACATACCTCAGCCAGAGGTGTTATCAGCACCGATCGCAGCCCCCCCACCAGAAGCGGCGATTGAACGCGCTGTGAGCGGCGAAAACGTAGATCGCGCGCCGCAATGCATAGGAGAAACACACCCGCGCCTCGCGGCCCACGGCTCCCCGGCAGCGCCGCCGGCGCTGCGCATCGGCATTCGGCGGGCCATTCGCGCGATTGAACAGGATAGTTTAGACCCGACCACGGGCGCGGTTCAGCGGCTGGGCCGCGCAACCCCCGATCGTATTCGCGCCTGGCTGAGCGCACACTACCCCGGTATGGATACCACCGATGTTGAAGCGATCTACCCCGAGGAGCGCAAGGCATTGCAGCAGCAGCGAACGAAAGAACGCAACAAAGCGTTCTGGGATGCTGAGCGCGCGAAAGCGCGGTCGCTCGACAATGAGCCGTTGCTCGCAGCCCTGATAGGGTGCGCCAGTCGCATGCAAGCGGCCGAGCGCAAGCGGCCCGGTTCGCCGTGGGCCAAGCGCTGCGCGGCGATCTTTGCGATTTACGACGATGTGCGCCGCCGGCGTGGATTGTCGGTTCTCGAATCTGCGCCAGCGCCCGCAGGTGATCGAGTGAGCCGCAAGGCAGCCAAGGCGCGTATGTCGAACGTTTCTGCGGTGCTGAACCAGCCGGCGCAACCACGCGAGCATACGGCCCCAAGCCAGCTAGGATTTAACGAACTCCAGTGGTTGCGGCCCGCCGAAGCCGACAAGGGCACCGCGCGTGGCGTGTGTTCCCCCCAACCCCGCGCGCCCGCAGGCGCGGCCCCGGCACAACGTATGGCAGAGCGCCGGCGCCGGCTAGAAGCCAAGCAGGAGGCCGCCCATGTCGAATAAATGGCGTGGCCTGCATGGCCCGATCACGGCCGCTATAGCTGAAGCCGAGCCCGATGCGCAGCGCCTTTTTGGCCCAAGCTTCGACGCACGTCAGCGCCAGCACACGGCGCGCCGGCAGTTCAGCCGCCCGGTGCGGCCGATCAGCCCTGAGACGCGGGCATTGATGAAACGCATTGAAACCCGGAACACCATAGGGGCTGACAGTGGCACGAAAAGACGCTAACCCAGGGAAAAAGGAAAACGCAGCCGAGCGCCATGTACGCGCCTTCGAGCTGCGCAAGCAGGGGTATAGCTATCGCAGGATTGCCGTGGGCCTCGGCGTGAGTGCCACGACCGTGCATGCCGATGTGCGCAGTGTTCTCGCCGAGCTTGCCGAACTGCGCCTGGAGAGCGCGGCCGAATACGTGACGATGGAGCTCGAGCGCCTGGACATAGCCCAGCAGGCACTGTACCAGCACATGAGCAGCGGCGACCCGCAGATCGTCAACGCATGGATAAAGGTGAGCGAGAGCCGCCGCAAGCTGCTGGGCCTGGACGCGCAGCCGGGTGCGGTACTGCTGGGCGATCTGGATATTACGCTAAGGTGGCACGATGACAACCGACGAATTATCGACGTTACGCCGGCAGATGGTGATCACGCTGCCGCCGCTCCACAGCTCACAGCAGATGATAGCGCAGCACCCGGCCCGCTTTCGTATCGTGTGCGCTGGGCGACGTTGGGGCAAGTCGAGGCTGGCAGCGATGCTGAGCCTGAAGACGGCGCTTGAGCGACAAGGGCGGGTGTGGTGGGTAGCGCCGAGCTTCCCGCAGAGTAGCGCGGCCTGGCGCGAGCTGAAGGCGCTCGCTGCCCAGATACCGGGCAAGGTGATACGCGAGGACGCGCGCCGCATCGTGCTGCCCGGCGACGGCGAGATTACGGTGAAGAGCGCCGATGCGCCCGATGCCTTGCGTGGTGAAGGGCTCGATCTGGTGGTCGTTGACGAGGCGGCCTATTGCCCCGCCGATGTATGGACGGACGCGCTGAGGCCGGCGCTCAGTGACCGCCAGGGAGGCGCGCTGCTGATTAGCACGCCGAACGGGTTCGATTGGTTCTACGATTGCTTCCAGCGTGGACAGGAGGTGCGCGACGATTGGCAGAGTTGGCAATTTCCGACCAGTGACAACCCGCTCATTCCTGCCGACGAGATTGACGCCGCACGCGAGAGCGTCCCTGAGCGCACGTTCCAGCAGGAGTATATGGCCCAGTTCATTCCCGACGGCGCGGGCGTGTTTCGCAACGTGCGGGCCGCAGCGATCGCCACGCCGCAGCAGCGGGCGATCGAGGGGCATCAATATCAGATCGGCGTGGATTGGGGGCGCGAGAACGACGCGACGTGTTTCGCAGTGTGGGATTGCACGCTGCGCGAGCTGGTCTATCTCGATCGCTTCACCGGGGTCGAGTACGCGCAGCAGCGGGGCCGGCTGCTGGCTTTGGTCGAGCGGTTTCAGCCGATCGTCGTGACTGCAGAGCAGAATTCCATCGGCGGGCCGATCATCGAAGCATTGCAACGCGACGGCTTGCGTGTGCGGCCCTTCGTGACCACGCAGGCCAGCAAGATGGCGATCGTGGACGCCTTAGCGCTCAGCTTCGAGCGCGGCGACATTCGGATTATTCCCGATCCGGTGCTGCTGGGTGAGCTGGCCGCGTTCGGTGCGGAGCGATTGCAGAGCGGGCTCCTGCGCTATAGTGCGCGCACGGGGCACGATGACACAGTGATGGCACTGGCGATCGTCCATCACGCGGCAACAGTGACACGCACCAACTCAGCCGTGGGAGCATTTGCACGGTAAGACAGGAGGGCAGAGCGATGCTAGCGATTGAGGATGAGAACATGGAAGTCGCCTATGACATTTATAACCGGCAGCGCACCACGCACGATCGCCGGGAAGTGTCGCGCGCGATCAGGCTCGCTGCCGAGTACCGTGTTGCCCAGCTGGCCCGGCAGCGCACCGCGAAGGCGATCGCGCGGGTAGCCGCCGAGCGCAAGGCATTGAAGAATTCGACCGGCGATGAGCAGCAGCGCGCGGCACTGACGAGTGCTACGGGTGCCGTCGCACCTGACCAATAGGCGCGCTGGATTGGCCGGAGGCGCGGGTTTTCTCCGCCCGCGCCAGCCGATTGAAAGGATAACGAGGATGATCAACACGAAAGCAGGGGCGCGGCATAGCGCCACAGATCAGCAGGCTATCCAAGCGGCGCATGACAAGCTCGTGAGCGCGGGCGCGACGTGCGGCGCAACGAAGGCATGGACGCCAGCGAGCGCGATCAAGGCCACGCCGGAAGGGCACGTCACCGGCTGGCTGGTGCGCTATGGTGGGCCTGATGTGGTCGGCGATCACTTTGTCAAGGGCGCTGACTTTGGCGTCAAGAACGGCCAGCAGGTCGGGTTATATTTTCACCATGGAATGGACAAGACGATCGGCGCCGACCCGATCGGCAGTGGCACAGTGACGCAGCTGGAGGCCGGGCTGTGGTTCGATGGCTGGCTTTCCAAGCGCGCCAAGTACCTAAAGTACATTCTGAAGATGGCCGCTGAAGGTATGCTGGGCTTCTCCAGTGGCGCCGACCCTACATCGGTGGTGCGCGTGCCGATCGCGGGCAAGGCGCGTGAGTACGCGCTCAAGACCTGGCACATCATCGAAGCGTCTCTGACACCGATACCCGCCGCTGGGCCATCAGCGACCGCAGCGATGATCAAGGCGGGCGGCGGCTCGCTCACCGCCGCGCAGAATGCTGCGATAGAGCGCGAGATGGCAATCGAGGATGCGCTCGAGGCGCGGAAAGCCCGCATTCTTGCGCAACTAGACGCATTGGAACGATCATAATAAGGAGACTCACCATGCGAGGGAACACACTGAACGACGCACCGATGGGCCTATCGCCCAAGGCATTGGCTTTGGCGAACGAGCTGCACGGCGGCAACTATAGCCAGACCAGCTACGACAAGGCCCGCGCCTTCCAGCGCTACATGAAAGGCGTTGGGCCTGAGAAGCTCGGCAGCATCGTCAACACGCCGGTACTGAGCCCGCTACAGCTGCTGGAGGCGGTGCGCGAGGGCTGGGGCGCGGCGGAAATCAAGGCAGTGATGGTGGAAAGCCAAAGCGGGATCGGGGGATTTTTGACCGCTGAGACGGTGCGCGAGGATATTCTCGGGCGTGCGACAACCCTCTCCGTGGTGCGCAGCCGTGCCACAATCGACACGCCCGGCCCACGCGGTTCGTTGGACTTCCCGGTGTGGCAGGGCGCAGGCGACATATATTCAACTGCTCTCAGAGGCGTGTGGTCAGGCGAGACGCAGCCCGGCGCGCCAGAGGTGGCGACACTCGGCAAGATCAGCCCGGCGGTCAAGCTGTGGCGGCTCAAGCTGGCCATTAGCAAATCGTTGCTCGAAGACAGCGGCCCGCGCCTCGTGCTCCAGCTCACCAAGCGGATTGGCGAGGCCGCCGCAGTCGAGGAGGATCGGCAGGAGCTGGTCGGGAGTGGCGCGGACGGCCCGCAGGGCATTCTGGCGCTGCAATCGCCGGGCGTGCTGGTCAACAAGGATGTGAGGGTGACGAATTCCGGCGCGGTGTCAACCATCACGGCAGACGCGGTGATCACGATGTTCTACAGTCTGCCCCAGCAGTACCGGGACACGCCCGGCTTCTGCTCGACCTGCAACAGCAACACCACGCAGGCCCTGCGATTGATGAAAGATGGCGCGGGGCGATACCTTTTTAATGAGGATCTTCACATGCTCTGCGGCAAACCGTTGGTCGAAAGCGAGAGCATGCCGGATATTTCCGCCGGTGCGTATCCGCTCCTGGCCGGCGATTGCAGCGGCTATTACATCGCCGATCGGCTGGGCCTGTCAGTGCAGCTGTACCAGGACTCGGACTTCGCCGATCTGGATCAGGCGGTGATCTACGTGCGGCGTCGCGTTGGCGGCGCGGTCGGAGAGGGGTCCCGATTCGGAGCGATGAGGGTGAGCGTGTAGGCAATGATGCGCAAGACGGCGCGATTCTGGTACGGAATGGAGACACCACGCATGGAATACACACGACTGATCCGGAGAGCCGCAGGTACTATGAATTGTGCCTGGTCGGTCACCGGGCGGAGCTGGCCAGGCTCGAACGTGGCGAGGTGGGGTAGCAGTGGTATCCATCGGCGCGATATGGGTGCGACCCTCGGATTGCTGGCCCCCAATCCATAGCTAAAAACTATCAATCAGGCGCGATCCAGACCCACGACCAATAGCCCGCACCTCGTCTAATAGATGTTAGACGATCTGTATTCGTCACGCGAGAACGAGCAACGCCATGGTGCCGCTGGATATGGTTGCCCCTGCCCCCTGATTCTGCCCGCTCCTGATGCGGCTGTACCCAGGCCGCTGCGCGAGAGTGGCACAGAAATGCGCCGCCCCCCGAGGTGAGGAGCGGCGCGCGGTGGGTGGACTAGTCGTGTAATCGCGCCTGAAGCGCTTCGAGCACGGCCGCCGCTTCGGTCAAGCGATCGGCGCGCTCGGCCGCCATCCGCGATTCGGTGCGCTCGAATTGCAGCGCCGCGCCGTACGTGCGCCAGTCGCGCGCCTGCGGCTCCGCGAGGTAGGCTTCGGTGCGCATCGTGTCGATCGCGAGCTGAAGCGCTTCGTGGTCGGTCATCAACATCTCCCTGTCATACTGCGCCGCCCCGAGGCCCAGCCCTGCGAGCGGCGCGCGGTGGGTGGGGTTAGGCCAACTTCGTGCGGCGGGCCTTCTTTGGTAGCGCGATGGCGTTCCTGATTACTGGGAACAACCGATCCTTGGCCTGAGCAACCTGCTCGGCGTCTTGTGTCCAGTCGAAATCGGTAGCGAGAAGTGCATCTACAATGCGTCGTGCCATATCCTCGGTTGTCAAATCCGACGCGACCGCAATGCCGCTCGCGACATGCGTAACCGTCCATGTTCCGTCCGAGTGGACGTTTTGATGATAGGCCAGTCCGCCGCGCACTTGCGCCTGCAACTTTATCTTGACCTCTATTTCGACGGACTCGAATGTTTCCGGTTCCACGGTTCAATCCTCCTTCATCATAGTATAAAGCGCTGGTCAATCTCACCAGCGCCATTCTCCCGCATTTCGTAACGCCTCTGAGGGTCACAGTACCGCTCTGCGGCGCTTGGCCCGTTGCTGCCGGTAGGAGCGCTGCTTGCACACCGTCGAGCAGTAGCGCCGCCCCCAAGGCCCAGCCCTGCGAGCGGCGCGCGGTGGGGGTTAGGCTGATAGCACGGTTCCGGCAGGCAGCGCGGGAGGCTCATCTTCATCTTCTTTGCACTCAGCGCAGATCGTTTCATCGCGTGCGACCTCAAACATACTGAGCATGTCGCCGCACAGTTCACACGGAATAAGGATCGGCTGGCCGGCTTCGACTTTGCACTTGATTGCGTGAATAGCCGAGACTGAAAAACCTACCCAATTGGCCCAGCCACGCAGATGTGCCCCTGTATCATCGTCCCGCTCGCTGGCCAGTGGGAGCAACTCTTCCATAAGCGCTTCATTGAACACAATGCACGCTGTAGCAGTCTTGTTCATCGTTCAATCCTCCTTTATCCTGATTATACAACGCCCCGCCGATCCTCACAGACCAGCGGGGCGCGCGGTGTGTCGCTTCCTAGTCGGCCTTGCCCAGCGCCTCCCTGACGCGCGGGTCGGTCAGCAGCGCAGCCAGGTCGCGGAGCTGTGCGGCATCTTCTATGTCGAGCATTTCTCCGTCAACGCACACATTGCCGCCGCCCGCGTCTTGGAGAGCTATCGATGCCTCGCCAAGCGTATAGGTTGTCCACGGGTCGCTGGGGATACTGCCATCTGTGTGCAGCGTATGCCGCTCGACCGTGATAGCCTGCCGGCGGTGCTCGGCGATCACCCGGTCGCACCATTCGGCGATCTCGATCTCATCGTCGTCGGCCGTCTCGGGCTTGATGTAGACGGTGCCGGTTTTAAGATTGTCGTAGCGGCGTTCGGCGGGTGTGCGATTGTCCGTGCTCATGGTGTGGTACTCCTTTGTGATGGGGTTGATGGGGGCGACCACAGCGGCCGCCCCAGGCGTGTGTCCTAGCGCATGGCGGCGCGCGGGACGTTGCGCTTGGTGCGTAGGTCGAAGATGTAGACGTATGCGCCGCTGCTCGTGATGTCCAGGATTTCCGCGTCGTACCAGGTGCCGTTGACCTC